CTTATATCTCAAGGAGAAATGTTATCCAGAATTATTATTATTCTCGGATGGCGTTTTATACTGCTTTGAGTTGCTCTGGATTAATTTCCATTTTATTCATATGTAGTAAAATATGTGTGATATTTTTTGGAAAGAGTATTGAATCTAAACGTGACGTAGCTACTGAATTGTATCTACCTGAATTCAAGAAGACCAATAGTGATGACAAGATTAGATATCATTTCATTGCACGACCTGATCATACTGCTGATACAACTACACGACGAAATGCTATGGACTATATTAGTAAGAAATTGTTGATTGTTCAAGTACAAAATCGTGATGGTTTCTTTCAGCAAGTGAGTGGAATTCCAATGGGTTCAGAAGTTTTATTACCTGCTCACGCTATTCCATCTAAGGGATTATTTGATGTGACTATTTGTGCTGATCCTTCGAAACGCACTTCTGAATATAAGTCACTTCAAATCCCTCAAGATTCTTATCGTCAGTTACGATCTCGTGATGGTCGTTTAGTAGATTGTGTTCTTTTGAATATTGCTAACATGCCAACTCAAGCTGATTTGTCTCGATACTTTACAGGAGGTCAACAACCTCTTGAAGGTCCTGGACAAGAAATTTATAAGATGATAGATGGTTCATGTGAAGTAATTGATTTACGTCTCTCTACTCCTGGGTGGTTAGAGACTATATCATATCCTACTGAACGCGGTACTTTTAGTAAATATCCTGTGTTAAAGTGTACTTCCCAATTTAAAGTTTCTGAAGAAGGAATGTGTGGTTCTCCTATCGTTTCTGAAGACTCGAATTGTATTTTAGGAATGCATGTTGCAGGTTCTAAGACTACTACTTGGTATGCTTTGCGAATTACTAAAGATATGATTGATAATGCCCATGATTTATTGGTTGCAGAATCTTCATGTTTTGTTTCTCATCCTACTCCTGCTGAATTTGTCGTAAAAAACAATTTAATGGGATTCGATTTTGATGATGAGATTAAAGATTTAGCAGTAGAACAAATTGGAGCTGAAGTATCTCCGATTGAGCAAATAGGTTATATCAAAAAGAATGGTGAATTGTATGCTGATCGAGCAGAAAAACACTATTTTAAAAATGAAAACCCTAAGTTAGAAGAAGCTTTTGGACCTCGCACTACACAACCTCCTAAATTTCCAAATGGGAGTGAACAAATTAATTCTACTTTGAAAAAATTGCACAATCCCAAGTTTGGAGTGCCCATTGATCTAATCAATAGGGCTGCACTAGATTATTTGGAGACATCTTTAGATGGTGCCAATTTTGACGGCATTATTAGAAGTTTGAAGGAGACTCGAGACGATTTCTTTACAGTACGCTCGATAGATGAAGCTACTCATGGAGATAATACTGGAATTGTTCGAGGTATTAACAATAATTCATCTGCTGGATGGATTTACGGCGGAAAGAAGACTACACATTTTAATATGGAAGTTGACGGTGATCCAATGGAAATCAGAGAATTATTACCTTACATTAATAAAGATCTTGTAAATCAGGAAATTTTGTGGCGTAATGGTGATGGTACTTTTGATCCTTTCAAACGGTGTTCTAAAACCAATGAACTTTTACCTTTAATGAAAGCCTTGGAAAAGACTAGATCTTTCTATGGTAATGATATGGTTTATTTTATCAATATGACTCGCGGAATTATTCCTCTAAAGCATGTGTTACGCACAAATATGCAATTGAGTGAGTGTTTTGTAGGTCTTACTGCTCAGAGTAAACAATGGAGTGCCTTGAAGGATTATTTGACTAAAGAAGATGAATTTACAAATTTTGTTTGTGGAGATTTTTCAGGTTATGACACCCAACTTCCCAAAGCTTTGCTTGATAAAGCAGCTTGGATTCTGCTAGAAATGGCAAAAAGAGGTGGAATGTCTAAATCTGATCTTCAATTTTTGAGAGGTAGCTTATCATCAGTTGTCTCTCCTACTCTTCTTTGGCAAGGACATGTTCTCCGCATGGCAAATGGTCAACCATCTGG